TTTCTGAGAGAGTTGATAACTATCTTGAGTATGTTGCAGATGAGTGGTTCACCGAAAATGCTCTTGCAATTGAGCAAGGGTTAAAAACAGATATGACCGAATCCTTCTTAAGTGGGATGAAGTCACTCTTTGAAGAACATTATGTAACTATCCCTGATGACAAATATGATGTGCTGGAAAGCATGGTAGAAAAACTAGATGACATGGAGACCAAGCTCAATGAGCAGATTGAGAAGAACGTTAGTTTAAACAGTAGACTCGGTGAGTCTGTTGCTAATGGTATTCTTGAATCAGTTTCTGAAGGATTAGCATCCACTCAGAAAGAAAAGCTCGCTTCACTTTCCCAAAGTGTAGAGTTTGAAAGTGAAGAATCTTATCGTGAGAAGTTGGAGACACTTAGAGAGTCATATTTCTCTTCTAAGGCAAAGTCACCAGCAGCTAAATCTGATACAATTTCAGAAGGAGTAGATAGTGCAGATGCAGCAGATGTATCTGGTTCTATGAATGCCTATCTGAAGACACTATCAGCATTTAAGCAATCCTGATTTCGATATTAAACAAACGCAAACACTAATTTTTTAAGCAAATGTTCCAATCAGAACAACTGCAGGAAAAGTGGAAGCCGCTATTAGAGTATGAGGGTCTTGATCCAATCAAAGACAACCATCGTAAAGCAGTTACTGCTGTCTTGCTAGAAAACCAAGAAAAATTTTTAAGAGAAGAGCAAGCATTTAATTCAGGTATCAACCTGATGGAAGCTCCTCCAACCAACAGTGCGAACGCTGCTGGTGCTGGCGGTGGATTCGGTGGTAGTGCAACTGCTACTGGCCCAGTTGCTGGTTTCGACCCAGTTCTTATCTCATTGATCAGAAGATCTATGCCTAACTTGGTGGCATACGACCTTGCTGGTGTTCAACCAATGAGTGGCCCAACAGGTCTTATCTTTGCGATGAGATCCAGATACACTTCACAGAGTGGAACAGAGACATTCTACGATGAAGTAGATACAACATTCTCTGGAAACGATGCAAACAGTGACGAGACAGCAGGATTTACAGACGTAGCTGCTGGTTTCGGTTCTGCATCACAACAAGGATCAAACCCTGCGATTCTTAACCCAGTTGGAACTGCTGCTACACCTGGCTACAACGTTGGTCAAGGTATGGTTACAGGTGACGCTGAGAACCTACAAGGAACAGGTAACGATGCCTTCAATCAGATGGCATTCTCAATCGAGAAAGTTACAGTTACTGCTAAGTCTCGTGCGTTAAAAGCTGAGTACAGTTTAGAACTTGCTCAAGACCTCAAGGCGATCCACGGATTAAACGCAGAAGCAGAACTTGCAAACATCCTTTCAACTGAGATACTTGCTGAAATTAACAGAGAAGTTATCAGATCAATCTACAAGGTTGCAGAGCAAGGTGCTGTTCAAAATACAGCAACTGCTGGTGTGTTTGACCTAGACATCGACTCAAATGGAAGATGGTCTGTTGAGAAGTTCAAAGGTCTATTATTCCAGATCGAAAGAGACGCTAACGCGATTGCACAAAGAACTCGTCGCGGAAAGGGTAACATCATCATGTGTTCAGCAGACGTTGCTTCTGCATTAACCATGGCTGGTGTTCTAGATTATACTCCTGCATTAAATGCAAACTTAAATGTAGATGACACAGGTAACACATTTGCTGGTGTTCTACAAGGTAAGTATAGAGTATACATCGACCCATATGCTGCTAACTTAACAAGTGCTAACGCTGCACCTTCAGGTGGTAATCAGTATTACGTTGTTGGTTACAAAGGAACATCACCTTATGACGCAGGAATATTCTACTGCCCATACGTTCCACTACAGATGGTTCGTGCTGTGGGAGAAAACTCCTTCCAGCCAAAAATTGGATTTAAGACAAGATACGGTCTTGTTGCAAACCCATTTGCTGAAGGAACCACACAGGGATCTGGTGGATTACTTGCTAACCAGAACAGATACTACAGAAGAGTGGCTGTTAAAAACCTTATGTAAGCGAGATGCTTATATATTTCAAAGAGACCCATTGCGGGTCTCTTTTTTTTGTGCTAAAATAGTGAAATGAAGAAAATTACTGTAGTTGGTGGTGGTAACGCAGGGTGTTTTACAGCACTTTATTGTGCGTGGATGGATAAACAAAAAGATTTTGAAGTTGAATTAATATACGATCCCGAAATACCTCCAGAAAGAGTTGGTCAAGCAACAATACTAGAAGCATCTGCATTGTTGTGGGCCACTACTGGATTTAATTGGTATGATAATGAGATTCATGCCACAATGAAGAGTGGTATTTTATATGAGAACTGGGGTAAGACTGATAAACTCTTTCATCCATTTCCTGCAGATAGCATGGCAATGCATTATTGCCCATGGGAAATGCAAGCAAGCATATTGACATCAGGTAGATTCAAAACAACATATAAAAATTTACCAGAGTTAGGTGATATTGATAGTGATTATATCTTTGATTGTAGTGGTAAACCAAATAGTTATGATAACTATGAAGAGTTAATTAACCCAATCAATGCTTGTATATTAGCAGAGCCTAATTGGAGCACCGCAAAAAATCCTTGGAGTAGACATGTTGCAACTCCTGATGGGTGGTGTTTTGTAATTCCAACAAGAAGAAAATCACCATCATTTAAGTATTGTGTAGGATATTGTTATAATTCAAACATCACATCACAAGAAGAAGCAGAAGAAAATTTCTTGAATATATTTGATGTATCAGTAACAAAGCATGTTCAATTTAAAAACTATGTTGCTAAAGAACCTGTCATAGACAATAGAATATTCTTAAATGGTAATAGATTATTCTTTCTTGAACCATTGGAATCATCATCAACACAGACATATATTGAAATGGCAAGAGCTGTATTTGATTATTACTTGCAAGGTAAAGTTAGTTCTGTTCATGTTAAAGAGGATATAACTGAATACATTAAAAAACTTCAAAACTTTGTTCTATGGCATTATCAATTTGGATCTAAATATGATACACCATTTTGGGAATATGCAAAAACACTAACATTTAAAGATGAAACATTCGATAAATTCTTAGGATACAGCAAAATATCAGATTGTATACCAATCACTTATGGTGGAACAACTCAAAATAAATTATATGGACAATGGCCTGCATACTCATTCAAAAATTGGAATGAGGGAATGACACTAAATACATAAGGAGACCTGTATGAACTAATGGCAGAAACAAGAGGGCCGACACAGATACAAAATAGAAACTTTTTAGCACCTGTAGGTTTTAAGTTTAATCTACAAAGATCACCAGGTGTTGCTTATTTTTGTAATCAGGCAAACATACCTGATCTAAGTTTAGGAGTTGCAAACCAACCAAACTATCTTAGAGATATACCTACACCAGGTGATAAAATAGAGTTTGGAGATTTGACACTAAGATTCTTAGTTGATGAAGATCTTACAAACTATATGGAAATACAAAAGTGGATTCGTGGATTAGGTTTTCCAGAAAGCATACAAGACTTTAACAAGTTTGAAAAGGCTGGTCAAAACAACCTACCTAAAAGATATGCAAACTTTGGAGATCAAATATATTCAGACGGAACACTACAAATATTAAGTAGCAATCTAGTTGCTAAGTTTAATGTTAATTTTACAGAGCTATTTCCAGTCAGTCTGACAACTCTAGAGTTCGATGCAACTGACACCGACATAGAATACTTTACAGCAGACGTAACTTTCAAGTATACTATGTATGATATAACTGATATTTCTAACAACGCTTTATGAGTATAACTCTTGAATCACTTCAAGAGATGTGGGTAAAAGACGCAGAAATTGATAGAGATAATCTACATGATGAATCTTTGAATATCCCATCTCTACATGCAAAATACTTTGAATTATATAATACTGTTTTCCTACTAAGAAAGAAAGCAGAACAACAAAGAAAGAACATCCGTCATGAACGGTATGAGTATTTTAGTGGAAAAGCTGACCCTAGTATATACATAGAGAATCCATTTCCAAAGAAAATACGAGACAAAGATACAATGCAAAAGTATCTCGATGCTGATGAGAAATTGTCAACTGTGTCACTAAAAATAGACTACTATGACACAATGTTGGTATACTTGGAAAGCATTCTCAAGGTGATACAGAATAGAACGTTTCAGATTAAGAATGCAATAGAATTCATGAGATTCCAATCAGGGATGGGTTGACAAGGGCTGATAAATACATATAGATTCATGCATCTATGTGATTGATAAAACCGCCAGTGTTATTATTTCCAAGGCGAATGAAGTATTTCTTAGGGTAAATGCAGAACCTCATATCGAATATGAGTTAAGAGATCACTTCACATTCCAAGTTGAGGGTGCAAAGTTTATGCCTCAATATAGGAATCGTAATTGGAATGGTGAAATACATTTATTTGATCTCAGATCAAAAAGAATTTATGTTGGGTTGTTAGATAGAATTGTAGCCTTTTGTAAGAAACACGATTATAGTTATAAGTTTGTAGAAAATGAATACTATGGAGTTCCCTATGAAGAAAATGAGGGAATATCATATCAGGGTGTTAAGGATTATATGGCTTCCATATGCTCTCACTCCCCAAGGAAATACCAGATTGAGGGAGTATATGATGCTCTAAAACATAACCGAAAGCTATTGATATCACCCACTGCTTCAGGTAAATCTTTGATGATTTATTCTCTTGTAAGATATTATATCGATAAAGGCCAAAAAATACTTCTAATTGTTCCAACGACATCTCTCGTAGAGCAGATGTATAAGGATTTTCAGGATTATGGTTGGGATTCTGAGTCATACTGTCACCGCATATATTCTGGAAAAGAAAAAACTAACGAGTTTCCTGTAACAATTACCACATGGCAGTCTGTATACAAGTTAGAAAAATCATTCTTTGAAGACTACAATGTAGTTATAGGAGATGAAGCTCACTTATTTAAAAGTAAGTCATTAATATCTATAATGACAAAATTACACCATGCTAAGTATAGATTTGGGTTTACTGGAACTTTAGACGGCACACAGACGCATAAATGGGTCTTAGAAGGTCTATTTGGCCCTTCATACAAAGTGACAAAAACAGATGAACTAATGAAGCAAGGTCATCTTTCACAGTTAGATATTCAGTGTCTCGTGCTCAAACACCCACCACAAAAGTTTGAAACCTATGAAGATGAGTTACAGTATTTAATCACGCATTCACAGAGAAATAATTTTATCAAGAACTTGACTCTTGATTTAAAAGGTAATACACTAGTATTGTATAGTAGAGTACAAACTCATGGTGCAGTGCTATACAGTTTGATAAATACAGATAAGAAAGATAACCGAAAGGTATTTTTTGTTCATGGTGGAGTTGATGCCGAAGAGCGAGAGCTTATTCGTGAAATCACAGAAAGAGAAGTGAATGCTATTATTATTGCATCTTATGGAACGTTTTCAACTGGAATCAATATCAAAAACCTCCATAACATTGTTTTTGCCTCTCCTTCAAAATCTAGGGTTAGAAATCTCCAGAGCATTGGAAGAGTACTCCGAAAAGGAACTAACAAAAGCAAAGCTATTCTATACGACATCTCTGATGACTGTTCTTATAAATCAAGAAAAAACTACACACTAAATCATCTTATTGAAAGAATCACAATATACAATGAAGAAAATTTTAATTATGACATCATTACAATACAATTAAAGGAGTAAGATGGAAGACGATTTTTACGCAACGATTAAATTTAAAAATGGCGAAGAGATCTTCGCTAAAGTAGCAGTGTCTGAAGAAGAGAATCGCACGATGCTCGTTTTATCTAACCCTGTAATGGCGACAGAAGTAAAAGCAAAGGGTGGTTTAGTGGGTTATAAAGTAGAACCATGGCTAAAGACCAGTAGAGAAGATATGTTTATTATTGATAAAG